ATAAGAAAACTGATGCCGCAGCTGTAAAACAGGCGGTTCGTAATTTAATATTAACATCTGATTTTGAAAAACCATTCAATCCATATTTTGGTGGGAATATTAATAGTGCATTATTTGAATTGTTCGAAGATTATGATGAAGATATTGTAAGGGACAGAATTACTACTGCTATTACTAACTTTGAACCAAGGGCAAGAATTAGAAAAATATCAATAAGACCAAATCCAGATTACAATGTTTTCAAAATAAGAATAGTATTTCAAGTGGTAAGTACATCAACTTTGGAAGAATTAAACCTGACGTTAACGAGGTTGAGATAAATGACGGTTATAAAATCAAGCGCACTAGATTTTCAAAATATTAAAGGTAGCTTGAAAAGATATTTTCAACAACAAAATGAATTTTCAGATTACAATTTTGAAGCATCTGGCCTGTCTAACATATTAGATGTGTTGGCATACAACACTCACATTAATGGATTGATAGCAAATATTGGAGTTAACGAGTCTTTTCTAACGTCATCTCAACTACGTTCTTCTATTATTTCTCATGCGGAAACTCTTGGATACAATATTAGGTCAAGAACTGCATCAAAGGCAATCGTAAATTTATCTGTTTCTACTTCTGACACAGTAACTACTACAATTACTTTGCCTGCAAATACTACATTTACAACTTCTATTGATGATGTGAACTACACATTTCAAACATTAGAACAATATGTAGGAACAAATAATGGTTCTGGAATTTTTACTTTTACAACAAGTTCTGGATCAACCTCTATTCCTATTTACGAAGGAACATTAAGAACAAAAACATTCATTGTTGGAAACACTGATGACGGCCAAGTTTATGTAATTCCGGACGAAACAATTGACACTTCCACAATGATTGTTTCTGTCTTTGATAGTCCGACATCATCTTCATTTAATACCTATACAAACATTTACAATGCGGTACGAATTAATACAGGTTCCAGAGTATACATTGTCAAAGAAACTCCAAATGGATTTTATGAATTGATATTCAGTGATGGTGGTGTTTTAGGACAAGCTCCTGTTGCCGGAAATCAAATTTCAATTAGTTATTTAAGTACAGTTGGTGCAGCTGGAAATGAAGGAAAAACATTTACAGCAACAGATCAGATAACAGTCAGTGCGGTTAATTATAATCTAAATGTTACTACTACAAATAATTCAGGTGGTGGAGCTGCAAAGGAAAGTAATGCATCTATTCGTTTGAATGCGCCCAGGTCATATGCATCACAACAAAGACTTGTTACAGCACAAGATTATACTGCTCTAATTTTACAAAGATACTCCTCTGTTTTAGATGATGCTATTTCATGGGGAGGAAATGATAATGAACCTCCAGTTTATGGTCGTGTGTATGTGGCTTTAAAATTTAAAACTGGTGTAGATTCTGATACTCAACAAGAAACAAAGAACAGTATCACTTCTTTGCTTTCAGAAAATCTTGCTATTATGTCAATTGATACTTATTTTACTAATCCAGAAACTTCTTATTTGGAACTGAATACTCGTTTTAATTTTGATCCAGACCAAACTGGAAATACTGCACAAAGCACCGAAACTCAAATAAAGAATACAATATCAAATTACTTTACCACCAACTTAAATACTTTTGGTTCTGTATTCAGACGGTCATTGTTGCTTGCTGAAATTGATAATTTAAGTCCTGCGATTCTTAACTCACGCATGGATGTAAAAGTTCAACAACGATTTACTCCAACATTAAATACGGTTAAAAATTACTCTCTGAGTTATCCTATGCAAATTGCGTCACCAGATGATGTAAATTATATTGTCTCATCTTCTCGATTTACTTTTAATAGTGTGTCTTGTATTTTAAGAAATAAACTCAAAACAAATACACTAGAAATTGTAGCAATAAACACAGGTAGAATAGAATCGACAAACGTTGGTTCTTATAATGAGACAAAGGGAACAGTGACATTAACTGGATTTAATTGTAGTGCATTTGAAAGTGACCAGATTAGAATATCTGTTGTTCCATCAAATCAAAGTACAATCAGACCACTAAGAAACTATGTTCTTACTGTTGATACCGGATCATTAAGTGTATTAGCTCAAATTGATTATCAAAATACGGCCGTAACTTTATGACACATCGTATAGAGGATTTAAACAGGAGAACCTTAAATCTTTCCGAAAATGTAATCAGGGAAATATTACCTGAGCATTTTACGGAAGATTACCCTGACCTCATTACGTTCCTAGAAAAATATTATGATTTTTTAGATAGTAGTGGTGAACATTCTTTTAAAAGAGAAATTGATAATATTATTGCGGCTAGAGATATCTCTCAAACGGATGATGATTATCTAGATGAATTGGTAAAAGAGATTGGCGATGGATTGCAAAGTGCATCATTCTTTACTAATCCAAGATTGATGACAAAACTGCTTTCTAATTTTTACCGTACTAAGGGGACTCTCGTTGGTGCAGAAGGATTCTTTAGAGGATTCTTTAATGAAGAAGTGGTCATTGAGTATCCTAAGTCTCAGATTTTGACAATTAATGATGCAGATAATAATTATTTGTCTCACACTATTGGGTGGGAATCACAAAAATTTATTCAAAATAATAAACGATATCAGATATTTTCTATCTTAGTTAAAAGTGGGCTTTCCGTTAATGAATGGTCTGCATTGTATAAAAGATTAGTCCATCCAGCTGGATTTTATTTGGAAGGTGAAGTTTCATTAGAAAATACAGGATTTTTCTTTGATAGTGCCTTTACTGGTGTAGATTCTGATGAGATTAGAGGAACAGTAACAGTTGGACCTAGTTATGTTTCTTTTGCATCAACAGAACCAGTTGCTCCGTTTATACAATTAACTGCACTATATGATTCTAATGGTGTCAATGTAAGATCAAATCTAAATCAAACAATTGACATCTATCAAAATCTTAATGTTACTGAACTTGATGATTTCTATGAAAACATTGCAGAGATTGCATCACCAAATTCATTTACATTCGATAATCTAAAACAATCTGATCCAATATCGTTATATTACGATCCAAGTGTAACTAGTGATGCTCCAATAAATGTTGACTTTACAGTGACACAAACAGGAGCTGGTAATAAGTGGGCTGTTATGCAACTCGATTCAAATGTTGGATTTACGGTAGATTCTGCTAATGTCTTCCAGTTACAGACTGCACCATATATAGGACGAGAAGCTGTAAATAGATATCTTAGAACAACATATAGTTCTGGTTTTGATAGATATACGATTACCTTAATCTATTATGATTCTGGTTCTTATATCAATCCTATCGAGTCTACTGTAATGAGTTCCGACAATGGTGATTCATCAGCACCTTGGGCATATAATCTTACAGATGGTATACAAAATATTCAATCTGGTCAATTATATCATTTTAGTGAATTTGATTCAGATTGGCCTGGTCAAGTTATAAGAGTAAATCAACGAGTATACGATTCAGCTTCAAACGACTATGTAAGTTGGTGGTCATATGATATTCTAACTCTAGATTCTGATGGTGCGGATATGTCAGGACCAGGTACTTCATTGACAACTGAAACAATGGATGAAACAATATTTACAAGATATACCAGTGACTCAGCAATTTGATATAAATAAAGTTATAAATTTTAAAGGTGTGCTATGACAAGGCAAACAATCGCAACAGGATCAGCTGCAAATGATGGAACGGGAGATACCCTCCGTCAAGCCGCACAAAAGATCAATGAAAACTTTGCAGAGATCTATCAAAAGTTTGGTGGAGATAACGATGTATTGTCATCTCAAATCTCGATTGAAGATAGTGCAATTTCTTTTGAAGGTGCAATCGCCGATGATTATGAAACTCGATTAGCTGCACAAAATCCTACTGCTGATCGTCTTGTGCAAATTCCAGACGCATCTGGAATGATTGTGATTGATACTGCAACACAGACTCTCACAAATAAAACATTGACCACGCCTGTTATTTCAAGTATTTCTAATACGGGGACATTAACTCTACCAACATCAACAGATACTTTGGTAGGTAGGGCAACAACAGATACTCTGACAAATAAGACAATTAAAAACCCTTTAATTGTTGCTCCTAAGATTGGTAGTCGATTAACTGACTCTGCGGGTAATGAATACATTAACTT